GAGCGGCGTCCGCAATCCGTTGCGTGCGTGTGCCTGCCGCCATAGCTGCGGTCGCGCCACCGCGCCGGCCTCGATCAGCGCGGTCTGCATCGCGAGATACAGCGTCGCTGGAAACCGCTTCGCGACGCGCCAGTTGCACACCGCGGTGTAGCCGCGCTTGGTGAGGCGCGTGACCTCGTGCTCGCCGCCCAGTTTGGCGATCACGCCGTCGACGGTGGTGATGAGGACGTATTGCTTGGCCATCGGGATGCTCTCCTGCGATGGCACCCCACAGTGGGGCTGAATGCGGCACTGTCAAATTCAGGGGATGTGAGAAAACGCCCGCAAACACAGCGTTCCATCACTTCGCCAGCACAGCCGAAAAATATTTTCAACTGTTAATATCTAGACAAATGGTCACTGAGCCTGACATAAAGATGTGGCTGCGCCGCAGGCACATATCGGAAATCGCTAGCGGGCTACCGTTTACAGTTGTAACCGCACTGCCACATTTCATGGGGTGTGAGGTGGCGGTTTCAGCCCTTGCGGCACAATGGATTAGGCCGGTTGCACGACGCAATACGGCACTGTCAATCCGGTCGCAGCCACAATCGGGTGCCCCACCGTCACAGCGTCCTTCGCAGAGCATGCTGCAACGATTCCCCCGTTTTCATGATTGGTGAGATGGCGCATAGTGCGCTCGTTGTCGGTGTCGTGATGGTCATCGGCAGCGGAACTACCAGGACCACTGGGCTTCCCTTATGTCGGGCGGCCCGCCGAATATAACAGGTCGAAAGACCAAATAGGCGGGGACAGTTTTTCCCCAGTGGTCCTACTGTCATCAACCACCCGGCACCCGGTGGGTGACCGGTCACGCTCTGCGACCCTGAGTTCAGCGTCCAAACCAATAAAGCATCTCACCATACAGCACAAAGGTGAGCGCAATGACGCGCGCACTCGATCCCGCCTATCTGCATCACGAGATCGAGTTGCTGAAGCGGCAGCACCCCGAAATCTTCGACAGCGACGACGAGGTGTTCCGGCTCGACGCGCTGGAGGGGCAGACCAGCCTCAACGAGTTTCTCGCCGCCACCGTCACCCAGATGCTGATGGCGGACGCGCAGGTGCGCGGCCTCAAGGCTGTGCTCGCCGACATGAGGCTGCGCTCCGACAACTTCGAACGCCGCATCGAGGCGCTGCGCGCCCTCGCTTACAAGATGATGGAGCAAGCCGGCGTGCGGAAGATCGAACTGCCGGCCGCCACGCTCTCGATCCGCGCCGGCACCCCGAAGGTCATCGTGATCGATGAGGAGATGCTGCCGCCCCAGTTCATCCGCGTCCGCCGCGAACCCGACAGGGTCGCGATCAAGCAGGCATTCGCCGATGGTCAGCCGGTCCCCGGTGCCGAGCTATCGAACGCCGAGCCAGTGCTCGCAATGAGGGTCAAATGATGGGTTCCGTCGTGCAGTTCGACACGCAGAAGTCGGTCAGCGCATGGACCGAGACCATCCACAACCGCTGGGCCAAGGGGTTGGATGCCGTCTTCGATACCGGACAGGCCATGCTCGACGCGAAGGCCGCCCTGCCCCACGGCGACTTCGAGGACATGATCCGCCGCCGGCTGCCGTTCGGCGTCGGCACCGCGCGCAAACTGATGACGATTGCCGCGAAGACGTTCCTGGCAAATCGTTCCATTCGGCACGTTTTGCCGACCGCTTGGACGACCGTCTACGAGCTATGCCACTTCGATGATGCCGAATTGGAACGCTGGCTCGCGCAGGGGCGGATCAAGCCGACGCTTACCGCCCTGGACTTGATCGTCGCCCGCAAGAGCCGCCGCGAACGGCCGAATAAACACGCGACGCCGACAGTCACGCTGTCGGAACCGGAAGCGCGCCCGCCGATCGAGCCGCACCTCTGGGCCGAGAAGATGATCGACACCTTGCAGGTGATGGTGCGCCAGTTTGATGGCGTCGACCTCGCCGCCGTACACCGCGGCATGAAGCATCAGCAAATCCGCGACCTCGCCGCGCTGATCCGTACCGCGCGCAACTGGTTCGACGTGCTGGAAGTATCCAAAATGGAGGGACATAAATGAGCCAAAGCGATATCCGCATCCTGTTCGGCGGGCTGGAGGAAAGCCCCTCGCGCGGCGGCACCATCATCCTGCGCGGCGTGATCGATCCGGCCTCGCTGCAAGGCATCCAGTTCGCCGACTACCAGCGCGAGCTTGCCCCCATCGCATCGCGCGAGAGCATCTTCCAGGCGCTCAAGTGCGGCGAGCAATTGCCCGATGTCGAACTCGGCATGCGCGGCCAACGCTTCCGCGAGGCCAAGAAAAACGACGAGTATCTGCTGCAAGACCCGGTGTTCGCGATCGACGGCAAGCAGCGCATCGGCACCGCGATCGAGTACGCCTCGCTGCATCCGCAGTCGGTGGTGCGGATCGGTGCCGTTATCCACTTCGATACCACCGAGCAGTGGGAGCGCGAACGTTTCCACAAGCTCAACGCCACCCAGCGCAAGGTCTCGCCCAACGTGCTGCTGCGCAATCTGCGCGACCAGTGCCGCCCGCTGATGATGCTCTACGCGCTCACCGAGCAGCGCGGCTTCGTGCTGCAAGGTCGCGTCTCGTGGAAGCAGGCGATGACCCGCGACGAACTGATCACGGCGCTGCTCTACGTGAAGATGGTGTGCGCGCTGCATTCCGCCTTCGGCCCGGGCCTGTCGAACGCCATCAAGGAAATCCTCGCCTCGCTGATCACGCTGGAGCACGCCGTCACCCTGCCGGTGATGCGCGACAATACCGCGGTCTATTTCAATCTGGTCGATGAGTGCTTCGGGGTCCGCACCATCCAGTATCGCGCCTGCGCGACGCATCTGCGCGGCACGTTCCTGAAGGCGTTCGCCCGCCTGCTCGCCAACCACACCGACTTCTGGCGCGGCGAGGACAACAAGCGGCTGTTCATCGAGGCCGACCTGCGCAAGAAAATCCGCGCCTTCCCGCTCAGCGACAAGGAGTGGCAGCGTCTCGCCGGCTCCGCCGGGCAGGCCGAAGAGATGCTCTATCAACTGATGATCAGCTTCATCAACAGCGGCAAGCGCACCAAGCGCCTGACGCCGCGCGTCGCCGAGACCTTGTCCACCGCGACGAAGAAGAAGATCGAGCGCGAGATCACGGTGGCGCACGCTGCCGCCTAACCCCATGAGGATGAAATGAACGACCAGACCCGGCCCAGTGTCGGCACCGCGATCGCGCTGCCGAGCGACCCGATGGATTTGATGAAACTCGCCGAGCGGCTCGCAATGGCGCGGCTGATCCCGCCGCACTTCCAGAAGTCGCCCGCCGATTGCTGGCTGGTCATGTCGTTCTGCCGCAACCGCAACCTCGATTTCCTGATGGTCATCGGGGAGGTGTCCGTCGTGTCGGGACGATTGTTCTTCAGCGGCAAGCTGACCGCGGCGCTGCTCAACACGAGCGGCTATCTCGCCGAGCGGCTGAACTACGAATACGACTACGACGAGGACGGCAACGCCAAGGCTGTGGTCGTGAGCGGTCGCCTCACCGATGAGACCACCAAGCGCATCGTCTCGGTCCACATCGATCAGGTGAAGACCGCCAACAAGGTCTGGACGACGCAGCCCGAGCAGCAACTCGCCTACGCGGGGGCGCGCATCTGGGGCCGCCGCCACACGCCCGAGATACTGATGGGCCTGCTGTTCGAAGGCGAGCAGCCGGTCATCGACGTGACGCCGACCGAGGTGAAGAACGAGGCCGAGCGCCAGGAGCACACACCGGGTGTGCCGGGTGGCTACGACCCGCCCAAACCAGAACCGACACCCGTGTCGGATTTGCCGCCGGCCACATCCGGCGACGCCTACGCGTTGCAGTGGCAAGTCACCATGGCAAACGCGGTCTCGGCCGACGAGCTAACGATGAAGTGGAACGCCGAGCGCGCCATGCGCGGCAACGTCGAGTGGCACGATCGCGAGCAACCCGCCCGTCTGAAGGAAATGGTGACGCGCCGGATCGAGGAACTGAAGGCCGCGAAGGATGACACTTGATCAACTCGCCGAGCGCATCGGCGTGTCGAAGCGCACGGTGCTGCGATGGGTCGAGCAGGGGCGTTTACCTGAGCCGATGATCCATGCCGGCAAGTTGATCATCTGGCGCGACGACGTCGCCAGTCGCTGGCTGAGCCGACACCGCAACAGGAGAGGAGCGCCGTCGCATGCCGCACCAGAGCGACTACCTCGGACCGCTGACAAGGGGCTGGAAAGAGTGGCGCAACGAATTGGAAAGGCACGCGCGCAACGAAATCGAAATCGAGATCGCGCGCATGATGTTCTACGCCGGGACAAAGGTCGCAGTTGATGCCGCGGCGCGCAATCCGCTGAGCATCCTGACGATGCTGCGCGAGGTGCGTGAGTTCGAGCGGGGGAGGATCGACGGATGGCAGGACGAGAGTGGTTCGTCATCGACGGTGAAGGACACGTCAGCTTCAGCGTCCGTGACCAAGTTCCCGAAGCCTTCGGAACCTTAGCCAAGGCGCAGAAGCGCGCGCGCGAACTCGCCAAGTCGGAACCGGGACTGACGGTCGTCGTCGTGCAGTCGGTCGCGTGGGTCACCTGCGAGGTCGGCGCACCGATCATCGAGATGAAGGAACGCAGGGTGAAGAAATGACATCGAGCGCAGCCAAACTGCAACGGCAGTACCGCGAGCAGATCAAGGCGCAGACGCAGCGCACCGAGCAGCAGAACCTGCGCACGCTGCGCTGGGCGATAAGCGCCGTGGAGAAAGACCCGAAGGCAGTCGAGGACATCGTGCGCAAGTACGAGCGCCGGCTACGAAAGCAACCCGATGAAACAATCTGAACTGATGACTGCGTATCACAAGGTGCTGTCGGAGGCGCGCCACATCATGGCGCTGCACCGTCGCCTTCAGATGATGGTCGGTGCCGCCACCTCGGACGGCGACAAACTCCAGAAGGCGATCGATGAAGCCTCGCGCCTGGAGCAGGAGGAGAACACGACAATCCTGTCCGGTGGCTGATGGAGGCTGCGATGATCGAGGCACGCATGAAAGACTACTCCGACCTCGAGAAACTCGCCGAAGTCGAGCGCGAGATCGCGATGCGGCGAAAGGTGTTCCCCGGTCTCGTCGCCAAGGGGTCCATGTCGGACGCGCAGTCGAAGCGGCGGATCGCCGTCATGGAAGCAATCGCGGAGGACTACCGCACGTCGGTCAACCAGATGAAGCTGCCGGTTTAACCGTTGCGAGTGGCTTTATCCTTCATGTACCGTGAGGCGTCTGAAACTCCTGACGTGATGAAAGGAAGTCTCATGATGGTATGGGCACTGTTGCACCCTCGCATGAAGGCGGAACACCTCGGGTTCCTTCCGTCGTTCCTTAACGATGCCGATCCGCGCAGCGCAAAGAAGCAGATCGATGCCAACTATCAATTTGGTGGATGGCAGCCGGTCGGAGCGGGCAAGTTCAAACTCACCAAAGGCTACCGCTTGCTCTATCCCGGCGACCCTCCGCAGGAGCCGATTGCGATGACAAGCCTGCGCGACGAGGTCATCGTCGTATACGAGAGCGACTTCGTCGCCATCGTCCAGCCCGATGACACGTTTGAGGTGGCGAGGTTGGACTGATGCGCTACGCTGCTGCCTTGGCCGCGATCCCGGTGCCGATCCTGATGTGGGGGGCGTGGCCCAAGGCAGCGCCCCCGATGGTGCCGACCGCGGTGATGACGGAGGGCATCACCATGCGGCGCATGAGCGACAGCTTCGCCATGCGCTTCGCCATCGTGCCGACCATTTCGCTGACATCAGAAAAATGGTCGGCGCAGGAGGGAGGTGATGCCCAAGTCCGCGAGAGCACGAGCAAGCCGGTGGAGACGCCTGCTAGGTCATCTCCACCGGCCCGCTTGGTGCGGCGCGCAGCACTACGCTCGCCGATGGATGTCTGCGCGAGGCACGGCCTCCGGCGCGTATCATATTCGGTGCGCGGTTACCAACATTGGCGGTGCCGCCGATGAACACCGACCTCATCGAGCGGCTGCGCAATCGCCGATTAGCAATCACCGGAGAAAACGGCAAGATTTGTGACACCCCGGATGATGATTGTATCGAGGCCGCCGACGAGATCGAACGGTTGACAACCGCCGTGAATATGCTGCTCGACGGGACCGCCATGCGTGACGCCGAGATCGAGCGGCTGCGCGATGCGCTAGAGCAAGCTGTTGATGATTTCGCGGAGGGCCACTGTGTATGCGAGCAGACCAAGCAGATGTGCATCGCCGCGCTAGCCACGGGTGAACGCGATGACTGACACCGAGGATGACTATCTGGTGCCACCAGCGGTCAACCCGCGCGTTATGGTTGACCCCGCCCCGCTACGTGCCGAGATCGAGCGGCTACGCGCAGAGAACAAGATGCTGGAGCTAGAGTTGGCTGAAGCGGCGCAACACATGGACGCGCAAGACGATGAGTTGAAGCGGCTGCGCATGCTAGAGTTTGAATTGCGCAGCGACATCGCCTTGGCGCCGCTAAGCCCTGCGAGAAAATCCGATGAGTGACCTCACCGACCGCATGCGGACCTGCGCGGCGCATATCATCGCGAGCGATGTGCATGAGTATGATGATGTGATAGGGCGCGTGATGCGCGACGCCGCCGATCTGCTGATCGAGGCGAGCAACCTGCTGGAGCAAGCGCACCTGCCGCTGGGCGAGCCGATGGAGATCATCGTGTTGGATGGCAACGCCACGACCGGCTCGATGAGTTCCACAGGGTGGATCGCTCCTGGTGGTCCGCTGCCCGGCCTGACACACAGCGGCACCATCTCACCGCGCGCCTGCCCGAAGTGCGACAGCCGCGCCAACAAGACGGTGCGCCGGGAGGGCGCCAAGCTGATGCTGGTCTGCCCGGTGTGCGGCGCAACATGGGAGTACAAGCAGTGACGAAAACCGCCGCCGTCATCCGCCTGAACGAGAAGCCCGCGCTGTCGCTGGCGGAAGCCGGCAAGGTCGCCGGCTGCGGTCGCACCTCGATCTACAAGGCGACTATCCGCGGCGGTCTCGTGGCGCGCAAGATCGGGCGACGCACCGTGATCCTGCGCGCCGATCTGGATCGCTGGCTGGCGGCGCTGCCGGCGAAGGATGGTAAGAAGGCGGGCGTGGCATGAGGACATGGCCGGTCAGCAACAAGATGATTGAGGAACTTGAGGCGGGGCCGCACGTCGTACTTGTCGGCAGCAATCCAGCCGATGGCTTCATTGTGTATGGGCCGTTCCCCAATTGGCGCGACGCGACGAACTGGTGCAACACGGTATGCGACGGCAATGGATGGGCGCAGCCCCTGGAGCCTCCTCACGATGGGTAATAAAGTGGTCGGACCTTCGGAGGCCTAAGTGCAGAAACCCCTGCGGCATAATGACTTCCAGGGTGCTGTGCCGCTGCGGCACCCACAACTTTTTGCGGTTTTCTGTGGTTACCCACGTTCGCCGACGTTCGCGAAGTCCCTGTGCCGCAGCGCCTTGTGTCGCTGACGTGCGCTGACGTTCACTGAAGTTCCCCGAGAACCACGTTCAGAGTGGTCGGAAAGTGGTCGGAGTTGACGGAAATCGTCAGCCGTGCCACAACCGCACTGTGACCAGCGATTTGCTGGGCACTTTGGACCAAGCCTGTGCGGTTATGCTTCTCACAGCGGCACAGAGTGGTCGGAACCAGAGGACGGACGGAAATGACTGCCAAGACCCGCTACTACCTCTACGAGGTTCATGTGAACGGCCGGAAGATCGGCACATACGCCCGCAAGGACACCGCCGACCGGGAAGCAGCCGGCATCCTGATGGGCACCAGCCACAAGGTCGTTGTCCGCAAGGTCAAGCGGCTCCCCGGTCTCAGCATTGACGACGAAGGCAACACCATCATCATCGACGCGCGCGGCTACGGTCGGAGGCTGATCCTCCGACAATGCGTCGTCTGCGGTCGGGTCCAGCCGCTACGCAATTGCTGCATCGAAGCCGGTCAGTGACCCCCACACCCGAAGGATGACGATCATGACCACCAAACACCCCCCCCACCAGACCAACCTCAAGACCCTGCCGGACGGCACCTACACCGACAGCGACGTGACCGGCCTGTACTTCGTCGTGGAAGGCGCGAGCCGCTACTTCGTCTATCGCTTCAAAATCGGAGCGGAACGCCCGTGGATGCGTCTCGGCACCATCGCCGAGATCACGCTGGCGAAGGCGCGCGAACTGGTGCGCGGCTATGCCTACGACCTGAAGCGCAACGGCGTCGACCCCCGCGCCAAGCGCAACGCCAGCCGCGACGGCGTCGACTTCAAGTCATGGTGCGACGAAGCCCTCCCCGGCATCGTGTCGCATTTGTCCCCGAAGGAACAGGAGGCTTGGGCGCGCGCCGTCAAGGTGGTGCCGACGCTGCACCGGCTCCAGCTTCACGCCATCCAGGCTGAGCACGTCGAGGCGGCGCTGAAGCCGATCTGGGCCGTGAAGCCGCCGACCGCAACCAAGACGCGGCAGGTGCTCTTCTCGCTGTTCAAGGTCGCCAAAGCGCGCAAGCTGCGCACGGGTGACAACCCGGCAGCGTGGGAGGATGGCCTGAAGGAGCGCGCGGTGCTGAAGCCGTTCGCCACGCTGCACACGGTGCGCAACCACCCCTCGCTGCCGTTCGCGCAGGTGCCGGCGCTGATGCTCGACCTGTCCTACGATCCGGCGACCAGCGCGCGCGTGCTCGAGTTGATCATCCTCTGCGCCGGCCGCTCGCAGGAGGTGCGCCGCATGGAGGTGCGCGAGCTAGACCTCGACAACGCCCGCTGGACGATCCCGGCGAAGAAGATCAAGGCGCGCCGCGATCACGTCGTCGCGCTGCCGCCGCGGGTGGTCGAGTTGCTGCGTGCTCAGCTTCGCCGGCTGCCGAAGGATGCGAAGTGGGTGTTCCCCACCGATGCGGTCAGCGGCGGCAACGAGGTGTACGGCGACAACGGCATCCGCAACGCACTGCGCAAGCGCGGCCTGCTCGACGCCGAAGGCAACCCGATCAGCGTGCATGGCATGCGTTCGTCGTTCCGCACTTGGGCGACCAAGACCCCGGTGCTGCCGCAGATGCAGCGCGAGGCGGCAGAGTTCGCGCTTGCCCACAAGGTGTACGGTGCGACCGAAGGCGCGTATGCGCGCGACACGCTGGAGGATGAGCGGCTCCCGCTGATGGCAGCGTGGGCGGACCACTGCCTCTCGCTGGTGCCGTCCAGCGCGCCGCAGGCCCGCCCCGCGGAGAACACCCCGAAGGTCGTCCTGCTGCGCACCCGGAGGGCAGCGTGATGGCTGAAACAATCACACTAGAGTTTCTCGGTACGCAGATGCTGCGCTTGATCGAGGAGCAAGCGCGCGTGCGCGATAGCATCACGGTGCTCACCGGCATCGTGATCCGGCTGGAGGGTGCCGTGCAGGGGCTGACGCTGGAAATCGCCGGGTTGCGCTCGATGGTGCTCGACCACGACCGTCGCCTGCGCAAGCTTGAGGAGGGTGCGTGATGTTGGAAGCAATTGTAGTCGGTGCGACTATCGGCTTCTTCTGCTGGCTGATTTTCGCTATCGTGATCGGCACCATTGGTTTGTTTATTGATGGTCGACGCCATGACCGTCGCATGCGCAAGCTCGAGGAGGATGCGCGATGAGAACGATCCTGCTGACCGGCGTGTGTCTCGCCGCCTTGGTTGGTGCAGCAGTGCTTCACCGCCCGCACGCGCAACCCGCATCCGTCAACATCGAGGACCGCCGCAAGCTGTGGAACGGACACTTCGGCGATCCCACGAAGGGGGAGGATACGTTCAAGGGTGGCGAGGTCCGGGGATGGGTGCATCCACTCTCGACCCGTCCACCGTTGGAGGCGGACGTGGACCCGTATCGCGGAACAGGGATGCTGAATGAGCCAGAGCCACTATCCTCCTTCAAATGGACCGACCGGCCGCCCCGGCCGCCCAAGTAGCCGGATTGATCGGCCTGGACGAATGATCAGGATCGCAATCTGCATCGCAGTCATGGCGACCGGCAGCGCCAACGCTACCTGCTACCCCTCTCCTGATGAGGTGCTACCCATGCCGGCGCGCGCCGGCATGGTCATCGATCCCTGCGCAAGGCCGGATGGACTGAGACCCTTCGTCATCGATCCCACCGTGCCGAAGGTGGGGACCATTCGCACCTTGCCAAAGGGTCCACCTCGCCGCAGCGCCCCCGGCAAGTTTGAGTAAAAAAGAACCCCCGCTACGGCGGGGGTTTTCAGTTTGGATAGGAACCATTTAACCGACGCTGCCGCCAGTATTGTCGCCGCCACTACTGTCAGCACCCTCACCAAGATCAGCAATGCCAAGCGACCCGAGATCAGCAATGCCCAGAGCACCGCCAGGAGCGGAGAGCGATGCATCTTGCTCGTTCGGAGCGGAGGGAAGACCCAGATCGGGATTAAATTCTGGCATGTTGTAACCCGGAGTAACGGGAGCGTTGTCGGATGGCACCGCACTGTCATCAAAGGGTGCAGGGGTTGCAAAATCTGAAGGAGCGGTCATGGTGGGGTCGGGAGAGAAGACGCCGCCCCAATCCTGTACGCTCTCGTTGTCGAACGCATCGCGACCCGTTGGCAAATTCCCTCCCTGCATGGTGTTGCCGGGATCGAAGAGACCTTGTGTTTGTGCCGTCGCCGTCGCCTCCGGTAACGAACCCGTTGGCATGTCGCCTGGAGAGAAATCGAAGGTCGCCGCCGCTGGACTGTGCGGGAAAATCTCGCCAGCAGGCGCGGCCTGCGCCAGTTGCTGCGCCAGCATTTGCTGCGCGATCCTGTTGCGCGTTTCCTCTGCCGCTTGTGAGAAGAACTCAGGCATCAACATCCCTCACAGATCGATGGCTGGTCCGCCTCGGGTGGACGCGGACGTGGCAGCGGCACCTCGCTCACGTCAGTATCGGAAAACCCAATGAGCCAAACCTCGGGACGTGAATGCCCGCCATGCCTAGCAGCACTGCAATGACCCACAGCACGACCAACACCATCACGATCACACAGAGGACGTAGATGATTGTCCGAAACGGCTCTGCGATCGGGATCAGGGCCATTAGCTGCTGCACACCCCACCACAGTACGCCCAGGATAATGAGCGCAAAAATAACGCCGATCACAGTTCCGATCATGGGTCATTTCCTATTTTCGAGGCAGTACTTCACCCAGCCTTCGCGCCTTTCCATTGCGTTCGATATCGAGTTGAGCACCAGACCGAAACCGACGAGCGCCATGATGTTGATGATCACCAATGCGAGGACAAACGGAGTACCGCGCAGGCTCTCGACAACTTTCGCAGCGACATCGGTCGGGACGTTCATGCCGGCTGCGCTCCCGCGCCAAGCCTGCCTTCCAACTCCGCAACGCGCGCCCGCAGCGCCTTCAATTCCTGCAGGATCACCGGCACATATTTACTATAGTCGATGTACCAGCGGTCCTCCTTCCCGTCATGAAACGTCGCGTGCGGATAGATATCCTTGGCCTGCTGCGCGATCACGCCATACGAGCGTAGTCCGGTTGCCTTCCACGCAAAGTCATAGACATTGGTGTCGTCAATGATATTGCCCGCGTCGAATGACTTCAGGTCTTCCTTGAGACGCTCATCGGAGGACGTGTTGTAGGCGGTAGCGGTCGTCGTAACCGAGATGTTCCCGACGAATACGCCGCTGCGGAAAAAAGCAACGTCTATGCCGTCCTGGTTCGTATTGAATGCGCTGTACGCGGTTGGGCAACTCGCGTACAGCCTGCCTCCGGTCAACTCGACACCCAAGGTCGTATTTCCTACGCCCGGAGCGGTACCGGGCGTGGTGCCGACGGCTACGGCACTGTTGACTTGGAGGGTACTCGCCAGCGTCACCCTGCCAGTCGAGCGTGTGATGGTAAGCGGCGCATCCTGGAACGCCGCAGCATCGTTGAACCTCCAGATGCCAAAATTGGAACCAGCGTCGGCTCCCGCCTCGGCAACAGCGTCGCCAAGAACAACCGCCCAGCGAGCCGAATTAGTGGTGGTTCCTTGTATTTGCGCGATCTGTCCTGATCCTGTCTTGTTCAAAAATATGGTCGGGTTGCTTTTGGAAATGGTGAGGTCGCCATCGGACTGCCGTATCCAGGCGCTCCAAGAGCCTCCGTTTTTTCGCCGTACATAAAATATGGCCGGAGTAGGCGTCTGTAACGACCACACTTGGATATATATGTTGCTCGCGTCGAACAGTTGTGCAGTGCCGACAAAATAATCGGTCCCGTTCGGGGCACTCGTTGCCCCCGTAATCGAGTAGAACGACCCGGCCTCGAAAACATGAGTATCGTAGTTGGTAACCTGCACACCGCGCACTTCGGCACTGAGATTGGTCCGCGCCGCCGTGGCGCTGCTCGCGCCGGTCCCGCCCGCCACGATGGGACGCGCCGTGTTGAGGTCGAGCGTCACGTCGTTGACGAAGTCGTTGTAGACCTTGCTCTCCACCGTCGTGCCGGTCACCACATCGGGCGCGGGCTTGGTGTAGACGCCAGTTCCGGGATTGCGCGGCATGTTGGTTATTCCTCTGCCTGCTGTTGCCGCCGAAGCAATTCAACCACCATGGCATCGCGCGCCGAAGCTGGCATGCCGCCGCCAGCCGGCGGCACCATCGGTGCCGTGGCGGCGCGTTCCTGATAAAGTGGTGTGCGACGGCGGATCATGTCACCGAGATTGGCCATGTTCTGGGTGGCGCGTCGATTGCCCAGCAGACGCAGACCAAGACCGGCCGCCGGAATGCCTACACCGGCCACGCCGCCCCATGTCGGATCATCCTTGAAATAATGTCCCAAAGTGCCGCCGCCGGCAGCGCCGACACCACCGGCAACCACTGCGCCGAGACCGCCGCCGCCGCCGAATAGGCGATCCACATAGCGCAGCGAAGCGTCCCCGATGGGCACGCGCGCAAAATCGGTCAGCTTGGCGATCTCTTCGGGATTGTATCCGGCGCGCGAAAACGCCGACGTGCCTTCCTTCTGCCGAAGTCCTGAACCCACGACTTGGCGCAGTCTGTTCTGTAGATTTAGCCCCGACGCCGCACCCCCCGCGCTGGTGGTCGCATTCTCGATCATGTCATCGAACATCTGGCCGCGCTTGTAGCCGCCGTAATTCCCGCGGGCGCGATTGGCCAGCGCGGTCGCCTCGGCCGCAGCCGCCTCTGTGCCGGGCAACACTGCGCCGGGAGGCGGATTGAGGACGAAATTATCGAGGGCGCGCTTCACGTAGCCGGCGCTCGCCTTGTCTGTCGCTCCAGTCAGCGGATTGATCTGAGTGAGACCCTTGCGGATGTATTCTATGTCACCGGGGGAAACCGGCGCACCGAGACCGAGATGGGCCGTCGTCGGTGGTGCGCGCATCTCCTCGACGGCCTGGAAGGTGCGCGGACTGTCGTTTGGATGGAACCGCTCCGCACGCAGAACATCTTCGGTCGGCGTGGCAGCGCGTGCCAGCGCATTCGCCTCATAAAGCGCAGGACTGTTCGCCAGATCGCGATAGTTGATGTTTTTTTCCGCGTACAATTCCGGCGTCGTCGGCACCTCGGCACTTGAACGCATTCCACCGCGCGGGCCGAAAGCCGCACCCATGCCTGCGCCGAGAATGCCACCCATTGCACCGCTCGTGCCGGCGTTGGTGATGTAGTCCAGCGGCTTGCCGCTGTACGTGTTGCCTGCGCCCTGCGCCGCCCCCAGCACGGCACCCTCCGCGCCGTAGCCTGCGCCACGCGCCAGCAGACCGCCGCCATAGCGCGCTGCGAGTTGCCTGCCGCCGATCCCCGGCAGCATGACTGCACCAGCAACATCTCCCGCTATCGAAGCGTAGGGGCTGCGCTTGCGCGCCTCCTCTGACAGTCTGACCTGTTCGTCAGTGCTCGTTCCCGGCATTGCGCCGGCAAGACGATCCGCCATGCCGAAGCTGACCGCATTCCCGGCCGCGCGGACTGCATCGTCCACGGTCTGACCGTACTGCTTTGCAGTGTCCCACCATGATGCGTTCACGCCCGGTGGCGGCTCAGCCGCCGACACGGTAGGGAGATGAGCTTCGGGACTGTACTTTCCGCCCGTGGCCGGCGCGGTGGCGCCATAGAAGGCAGAATTGTCTGGGTCATATTTGCCCATGAGTTACCTTCCCAACACCTTCTCGGCCAGCCCCGGCGTGTAATAGTCCTTATTGAACTCCTCTATTTCGGCAGCGGCTTTGTCCGGGTTCTCGGCAACCTTCTTGCGCAACATCTCGACCGCACCGCGCGGGACGAGCTTCTCCATCGGCAGAGGGTAACTGCTGGAGTAAACCTGTCGCAGATTATCCGCCCGCGGCCCGCTGCCGGAGTTCGCGATCACGATGCGCTGATGGTTGACCGCATCGAGCACACCCTGCTTCTCGATGACGCCGAGAATGTTCTCGATTGATTTGCGCTCCAGCGTGATGTTGCCGGCCGCGGCGTCCTTCAGCATTTGCAATTCGGGCAAGGATTGTGCGCCCGGTCCCACGATGGTGGGACGCAGCGCAGCCAGTATCGGCACGATCAGTCCCCGGAAGGTCTCGGTGTTCGACGCTGCGGGATTGTAGGGCGCACCAGCAACCTGCGCCCATTTGGCGAGGCTCAATTTGATATTGGCGTCGCTGCCGGTGAACATGCCTTTGTCGCTGGCGAGCAAATCGCGCACATTGTTGATCGCAGCCTGCGCCTTCGGGATGTTCTTGACCCCCTCGTAGCTGTCCTTGACGATTGCCGCATGCTTGTCGATGCCAAGCGGAAAATCGGCGCGGTCCTGCTCGGCCTGCTGCGCCTTCTGACGCATCTCCGAAAGCTGAAAGTCCTTGGTCGGCCGCTCACGTTCGTAAACCCGCTCACTCTCCTGTTGCGTGTGCCAAGCCGAGATGTCCTTGTCGAATATTTCCTTTTGAGCATCATAGGCGGCTTTGCGCTTGGCCGCGCCCAACGCCATCATTGCTTGACCATCCCTCGCGGCGCGCTCATCGCCGGGGAATTGGCGCATCAGGTTCCAGCCGGCCACCTCTTCAGGGGTTAGCTTTGTATCCATGACCGGCGGGACCGGCTTCGGTCGGCTTGCCGTCATCACCGGATCGGCGGGACGCATCCCCGAGGCAGGCGTAGGAGGCTCAGGAATACGCGGATCGAACGCCCCGGGTATTCTGCCGACCCCAGCCGGCGGCGCACCAGTGCCAGCCTGCGCGACCATGGTCGGCATCGGCTGGATGTCGGTCGGGGTCGGCGGGTTCTCATCGCCCACCGGCAGGCCGGTGACCGGCGGCGCATCCGAGACGGTCCCGGTCGTCAGCGCGCTGGTCGGCGCGCCGCGCCGCTGCCCCTGCAATCGGTTCAGGTAGTCCTGGCCGTAGCCTTTGACGGTCAGCCGGCCAAAGGCGTCGGTGGCGTTGAGGTTGTTCTGTCCCGCGCCGCCGTACCATGCGCGCGCTGCGCCTTCCTCGCCGAAGCGATTGACGTAGTCGCCGAAGCGATGCTGAAACACGGCATCCTGCGCCTTCGGGTCGGCGAGGAACTGCTGCGGCGTCATCGGCTGTCCAAGCGCCGCCTGCGTCCAGGCGGGGACATTCGCCGCGACCACACCGTAGCGTCCAAGCGCGGGACCGTACTTCGTAGGCACGCCGACCGTCCGATAGGGATCGCGCGTGCCGCCGGTTTCGATGCCGCCGATGGCATTGGCGCGGGCGCTCCACACCGCGCTGTCATCCGCTTGGCCACCAAGTTCTGGGGTCGACGCCTGCGGCGAGGATGCCCCCGCCGCCTCCGTAGGGTTTGCTGCGGCACCTCCCGACCCGCCGGCATACAATGCCGCTATTCGGTCACGCGGGTCGGCATCGGATCGAGCGCCGGCTGGTGGCGCTGCGGCCGGCGCTCCCACAATTGGCGCAATTGCTGCACTGGAAGCCTTGTTGTAGCGGTCGTTGTACGCCTGTTCCTGCGCCGTCAGCCGACGCTCGGCGAGCACGTCGCCAATGTCCTGGCCGAAAGAGGTCAAGCCTTCGCCCAGCGTTTTTGGATAGCCCTTAGAGCGCGCCGCGAGTGCGAGCGCGATGGCGCGCCGCCGCTTCAGTTCCTCCATCGAAACGTCGGTGCCGCCGCCCAAGATGAAGCTGTTCGGCAGCGCCGGATTGATCGGACCCTGCCCGCCCTGGACAGTCGTGGGAGTGTCTTCGCCTGTTACCGATGCCATGTCATGCCACCTTCAGGATGGACCCCAGCCGGGTCCGGTCGATGTACTTCGTGCCGCTGCGTGTCGTCATCACTGACTTCGGATCGATGCGCTCCACGTCTTGCGCCATCGGGCCGATGTGCTTCGTGCTCGCCGGGTCGGCCTTGTAGCTGTACTCGTAGACCGGCAGCGGCTTCTCGCCATCGGGGCCGGCCGCGAACACGGTGCCGACCTTGTCGATGTTCTCCTTGGCGCGCCGGTCGGACAATTGCCCGCGCGCCAAGCCGCCCATCATGCCGAATATCCCACCCATCAGGCTGTTAAAGTTTGCGCTCTGCTGCTGATAGACACTGAGGTCTTGGCTGAAGCGGTTGTTAATCAGTCCCGCCACGTCGGTCGTCGGGATGTTTTGCTGCGGAGTATTAACGAAACTCGGCCCCGACACCTGCGAGCCGCTCAGCAGCGCCGTGATCTCGTTGATCGGCTGATTGCGCTGCTGATACTGCTCGCCCATATACTGGTTGCGCTGCTGGTTTGCAGCATTGAAGATGGCCTGATTGCGCGCCATGTTCTGCGCGGCGGCGGCATTGGCGAACTCGCCACGCGACGCCGCCTGCTGGAACGCATCCTTCTGCGCTTGGTTGGCGAAGGTGCCGGCCTGCAATCCCTCCTGAAACTGTGTGTTCTGCGCTGTGTTATAGAATTGGCCGCGGCCTTGCGCCTGCGTGTAGGCCTGCTGCTGCGCGGCGTTGGCGAAGCCGGCGCGCTGCGCCGCCATGTCGGCCTGGAGCTTTTGCTCCTGCCCGCCCTGCGCCGTGATGGCGAGGCGCGTGTCGGTCAGTTGCCGATTGAAGTTGTCCATCGCAGCCGCGTAGGCGGGGCTGTCGTACTGGATGCCCTGATCCTTCAGGCGCGCTTCCAGATTGGCCCGGTCGCGCTGCAACTGCGGGTCCATGCGCTGGTAGAGGCTTTCCTCAACGCGCGTGCGATCGCCGCTGAAATCATTCGCCCCGTAGTCGCGCTGGATGTTGCCGGCGTCGCCAAAGCCAGTTTGCTGCGAGCCGTAGTCGCCGAGACTTTGCTGTAGCGGTACGTTGTCGCCGAATTGCCCGAGACTATTGTAGGCCCAGAACTGGGGATCGTTCAGCCAACTGGCTTGGCCCGTTCCTGGCGCGCCGGTACTCGGATTGAAAGGCCGGTTCATCAAGTCGCGCAGATTGCCGCTCTGCTGGTTCGCCATGGTGGCGAGGTTGGTCTGCGCGCCGACCGTCTGGTCGCGGATGGCCTGCTGCTGCGGCGAGAGTATCTGCGTCGCGGTGAAACGCGGGATATTGTAGGTCTGCCCGGTGGTCGGATCGCTCCACGAATAGGTGCCGGCAGCGCCCTCGGGAACGTCGTAGCGAAGCTGACCTTCCGGCGTGTTCTGGTTGATGTTGTTGAGGAACGCATTCGCGACCGACGTGCTGACGTTCGTCGCCGTCGCGGCGCTCGCAGTGCGGATCGGATCGGGAGGGGTCGGGGGATCGCTGAACGACACTTAGTACCTCCCGCCCATCGGGGCCGCTTGCGGTTGCTGTTGCACTCCGCCAGGAGCACCCGGCATTCCCGGCATTGCCGCCGACATTCCCGGCTGCATTCCCGGCATCGACGGCGGCATTCCTGGCATTGGCATCCCCGGCTGCTGCATCGGCATGCCGCCGGCTCCCGGCATTCCGCCGCCCATCGCACCCGTGCTCGTCGGCTGCGCCGCCGCCGGCATCTGTGCTGGGTGCGGCAGGCTCGGCGCTTGCGGCATCTGCGTCTGCGGTGGCGGATTTTGGACGTTCATGAGCGCCTGCGTGATGCGGTCGCGCATGTCAGCACCGCCGCTGCCGAAACCTACCGCCTGTTGATCGTAGGGCATGTCATGCTGCCTTATCTATTGCGGGCACTAAATCCTGGCGCTTGATGAATTTGCTTTTTTCCCACGTCTCGCGCGTCAGGCACGCATAGATGCCGTCGCGGTTGCGACCAAACAGACGTGGATGATGTACGAAGAAATAACCGCCACGCGCGAGTTGCTCCAGCAGGCGCACGTCGTCGGCCGGCGTGCGCTGAATAACCATCTGCACCTTGCATTGCTCAAATGGAAACTCGTACATCCGCCGGATCGTCTCGCGCGTCAGCCAGCGCGGCGAGATCGAGGCCGCGGTGATCTCGATGGTCTCGGCCTCCGGGTTCCACTGGTTGTAGACGATGCCGGCGATCAGTCGGCCGTTCTCCAACACGCCGATGGCCTTACACTTGCCGAAGCCGCGCGCGCGGCAATGCGGGATCATCCGCGCGACTGCCCACGCGACCGCATCACTGTTCTCGTAGACGTACTCGAGCATTACGGTGCAGCCCCGCCTTCATCGCCACCACCCTCCTGGCCGCCACCTTCGCCCTCAGCAGCAGCCGCAGCCGCAGCCGCATCAGCGGCAGCCGCAGCAGCCGCGGCCGCGCCTTCGCTCATGCCCATGCCGGGGCCGGCATTGCCGCCGGTCGCTGAGCCGCCCATGTCGATGCCGCCCGGTGCCGCAGCCGCCATGTCGGCTGCGGAGGGCGAGAAGTCGCCGCCCATCGGCCCCGTGTCGGTCAGGCCCGCGGTGTCGGCAGCACCCGGAGCGCCGAGATCGCCGAGATCGACATCTCCCCACCCAGGATCGAACGTCCCGCCGCCGGGAGACGGCATGCCGGGTGCAGTCATCGCGCCGACCATGTCGGCCAAGCCGGCACCGGCAAACCCGCTACGCCCTCCGTAACCGCTGGGGGCAGCGGCAGCCATTGCGGCTCCCGCCGCGAGCGCCGCTCCGGGACTGTAGCCGGGGCCGCCAGGATCGAACGGCCCCTTTCCGCCTTCATCTTTACCAAAATCATAATCACTCGGAGCGGCGGGTGGTGCTCCCGTCATTGATCGGCCCATCTCGTTGATGGCCTGCATGCTTTCGGTAAGGTCTGCTAGTGCTTGGTCCGTTTGATCGTCTGACACCACACTGCCCTTGCCGCCCTGTCCGGGTGCGCCGGGACCGCCCGCAGTGCCTTCACGGCCAAACTCCCCGGGACCACCAAACCCGCCCTTTCCAAACCCTGCATTAGGGGTGGCTGTGTTAAAATCTGGCGTAAAGGTTGATGTCGGGGTAGGTGTCGCGTTGGGGGCGGCAGGCTGACCAAGCACATTGTAGCCGACAGCGGGGGCTAACACATTGCCGGCCGGCGGCCCGCTGAACACGTTCGGCGTTGCAAAGTTGCTCACGCTCGGCAGTTCATTCGGATTTGGGGTGGTGGGTTGAGGTGTGTTTTCCGGTGTGACCGGCGTATCGCTCGGCGGCATGTCCGCCATGGTGCGCGCACCGGGCGTCGGCACGCCGCCGGGGAAGTCTGGTTGCGGCGTATTCTGATCCTCATCCCGTATCGACTGCGGCGTAGGCGTGACCGAGACGCGGCCACGCCCGGTTTCAGGCTCGGGCGTCGGTGTCGGTGTCGCGGGTGTCGGTGTTGCCGGTGTCGGTGCCGGTGGCCTGCCCTCGTCATAGCTGGGTGTGCGCGCACCAAACAGTGCATCGATTGAAACATTCGACGCGTCACCGGGTTGCGGGCCACCCGCCGTGCCCTGCGCAATGTCCTTGTAGTCGAACGGCGACGTGCCCATGCCGGCGGCATCGCGCGGCGTTGTGGGTACGGGTGCAGCCGCCGCCACCTGCTGCGCGGCCTGCTGATCGAGCAGCGCCTTGGTGATCGCGGCGCGGCGCGCGTCGACATCGTAGGGCGTCTGCCAGGACGCGGCGAGCAACGCGGCCGGATCGACCGCACCGCGCGGGTCGCCGCCATATTGCCCCGATGGCGGCATGCGGAGTTCATCAACGTCCTGCGCCGTTATTCTTCTCAGTGCCATGCTGCCCTCAATCGACGTTCACGCCAGCGATCTCGTAGGTCGCCGCGATCGCGACCAACTCGACCTTCGGCGCGACCTGTTGCCCGACATAAATCTGCACAATCGGCGCATGCGAAAAGCCGGTGAGGCCGATGCTCACCCACATGGTGTTCCGGTTCACCGGCTTCGCCGGCCCCGGCTGGTCCCACTGCGCGTATGCGGTGACATCGGCCGGCGGCGGCGGGATCAGGCTGCCGGAACCCGGCGGCCCCCATTGTCCTTGGTCCCACACGTCGGCGAGCGGAATATCGAGACCAATCGGTGGCGCGGGCGGCAGCGTGAGAATGAAGTCGGTGCATGCTGATATCTGCGGCTGGAACGGCTCGCGCACCGATGCATTGAAGATCGCACGCGCCTGATGCCACACCACCTGCTGCGACGGCGCTTGAAACATCTCCCAGCCCCCGACCAACGTGGCCAGATAAGGCTGTCCATCATCGAAGCCGGTGCGGTCCATCTGCATGATGACGCCGTCCTGCGTCCCGAAGAAGCAGTCCGCGCGCTGCCGAATGAAGCAGGTGGCGTCCCATCCCATGCAGCGCCCCCACGCTCCGGTGGCGTTGTTGGCGGCGAGGCAATAACGTTGCCCAACCTGACCACCGGGGATCGCGATGAAGATGCCGCCGAACTCGTCCCACTTCTTGGCCGACCATGCGAATGCGCGCTTCTCGTCCACGTTATCGCGCCAGAGCGGCTTGATCGCGCGCGTCAGCATCGCGAGTTCAAGCTGACCGGCGTCCTTGGTGATCGCGAGGCTGAGCGGCACCATGCCGTCGACCGTCAGGATGATGAGGTCGCCGCCGACCGAGATGTGACCGTTCATGCCCAGCGGCGGCGAGAGGGCGTAGCGACCCTCCTGCCGCCAGTTGGCGGGGTCGGCGGGATTATTACCGGTGAAGATCAGCACCTCGCCGAGATCGGTGACGAAGACGCACTTGTCATCGATGCCGTCGCCCGCATCCACCGACCAACTCGCTCCGAATAATAGTTTCCCTCCCTTCGTCGCGTTGCCGGCCAGCGGGATTTTCTGCAACGTGCCTGCAATGCTATCGATGCCGAGATACCATGCGTTCATGCTGTCTGCTTCAACGAAGAACAGCCGGCTGCGATACTTCCAGACATAGGTCAGGTTCTTGCCGGCGGCGACGTTCGTGCTTCCGGGTCCGCTGGCGTTGATCTGGCTGGCATTGAGCACCGTCCAGGCGCTGCCGTTGAATTGCAGCGGGAAGTCGCCAGCGTCGTTGACGGCGGTGAGAGTGTCGACGCCGGCCGCACTGGTGATCTGCGCGGCGGCGTAGTTGCCGCTTAGTTGCCCGGCCTGCACCAGCACTGGCGTCGTGCTGCTCACGTCGTACAGTTTGGTAGCGTTGCCGGCGAACATGCGCTGGTTGGAAGTGCCGTGGGTATATTCGAATGCGGAGACGACCATCGTCGTCTCGGGCAACACGCAATATCGGATGCAGCCGCCGCGCAGCTTCACGCCGCGCATGGTCGGCAACCAGTTGTCGGAGACGATGCACGAACCCGGCCCCATGAAGGCTTCGTTCTCGTGCATGATGATGCCACGCGTCGGCGCGGGGATCGTGATCGTGCGCAGTTGCTGCGCGAACTGCCCCGGCACCGGCTGGCGGCGGAATGCCTGATGGACGCTCATGGCCCGACCACAGACGACGGCGTCGTGAACGGATAGGCGACGCGCACATTCGCCGAGATCGGCGAGCGCCCGATGTAGGTCGACGCGGGCTGGTCGTGGCCCATGACGTTGGCGATGGCGTCGCTATAGGTGCCCATGTCCTCGGCGTAGGGCGATCCTTTGTTCGCCTTCCACTGCCAAATCATGCCGAGTTTTAACAATCTCTCATCGAGCCGGAAGGTGTCGGCGTCGTTCTGAAACTCGTTGCCGAAGCCGCCGGGTGTCTGCGACAGGTTGATGCAGTTCTTGTCGAGATAGAGGAACGTCGCGGTCACGGCGCTGCCCATCGGCTGGACGATGAGCATCTGTCCGCCCATCAGCGTCCACTCGCCGACTGCGTCGCACCAGCCAACGGAGACGCGCTGTATCCACTCGTCCGGGTCGGCGATGAAGCGCATCGGCTGCACTTTCGAAGTCGAGCGCCACACGTTGCTGGTCAGCAGCATGCGCTTGTAGTTGGCCGGAAGATCGAATGCCGTCTGCGTACCGTTGCCGACAAAAGTCGCCTGCCGGCGCAGCCCCTGCCAGTCGCGCGTGTCGTAGGCAATGCGCTGCGCCATCTCGTTGGCGAGGTCGAACATCTCCTGCATGGTGCGGTTGCTGCCGATGCCGGGAATGACGGCCTGTGGCCGGGCGACGCCGACCACAGAGCAAACCTGCTGCACCACCGAGAGAAGCGACATCAGGCGACCTTCGCCGGCCGCGCGTCCATCGCCATCCGCACCAGCACCTTGCGCGGCAGGCTGCCCTGCGGCGCGTGGCCCATATGCGATTTGATGAAGTCGCGCAGTTGCTCGTCACCCATGTCTTCGAACTGCGCCTCGGCGACCGTGCTGCGTTGCTTCAGCAGCGCGTTGTCCTCCTCCAGCAGTTGCGCCCGCGCGCGCAGCGCCTCCAGTTCGGACAGCATCTGCATGCTCGGCGCGGCCTGCTTGCTCTCCTCGACGTACTCGATGGCCTTGTTCTTGAGGTCGCGTCCGCCGACGCCGAGGTTCTTGAGTTCCTGCCCATCGACGGCGACGAGTTGCTCGACGGTGTAGACGTTGAGCGCACGCAATTCGGCGCGCCGCGCCTCGGTGAGGAACGGCACCTGCGCGAGCGGCGTGCCGACCTTGGTCTGCGTGGCCTGCTGCTTGAACTGCCGGTACTGCTTGGCGAACCGCTCCGCGTAGGTGATCTGGGTCTGGCCACCCGTGTTCGGGTCGTCCTGCCAGTGCGAAACCTCGGTGGCGGGATGCACACTGTAGTCGCGCGATCCCGGCTTGCGGATTTCCACGACCTCGATGTCCTCGTAGATCGGACGCCCCTCGATCAGGGACTTGAACTTGTTCTCCCGTGCCATGGTCTTGAACAGCGGAACGAGAGCGTCGTCTGGGTCGCGTGAGTTATTATACGGAAGCATGGGTCTCTCCTGGGTTTAGCTGGACACCGTCGCCTGCGGCCGGTTGGTTTGCAGGCGACGGTGCCAGAGTTTTAGGGAAGGCAAGGCTGGGGGTTATACCCTCCCTAAATCACGACCCCGGAACGCTGTCGTACAGTCTCCAATTGAAGAACGGGTTGGTCATAGTGACCTCGCCCATCCACCCCAAAAACTGGGCTATACAGTCCTTGTCGATGGGCATTTGCCCTTCGCCGTCGAACAACTTGTCAAAGTTACGATCGGGGTGATACCGCAGCCGGAAGGTATCGGTATTAAGCCCGAAGGTGGTGTTCGACGGCATATTCGAACCGATGCCGCCGTCGAGCACGATCTCGGCGCGCTTGCCGCCGCCGATATATTCGAGCGCGCTAAAACCAAGCTTGCCGAGGCTCGTCTCGTTCTGTTGCCGCTGGATCGCGATGGTGGCTGCGTCATACGCCGCGTAGTGTTCGGGCGACATGATGAGCAGATCGGCGTAGTCGCGACCGCGCGACTGCCGCGTCATGACGTAATTGAGCATCGGCCGGATGGTGGTCGAGTTCACCTGCGTCTGGCCTGCCAGCAGCGAGTTCGCATCGAATGTCTGGGTCTGCCAGACCACTGCGGTGGCGCGGTCGATGCCGCCGTAGACGCCGGAGTTGGTGACGATCGGCACCGCGGTGGCGAGGCCGGTAATCTGTTTTCCGCCGTTCGCCGTTCCCGCCGAATAGATACCCTGATCCATGGTATCTTCCAGCGCCTTCTCGGCAGCGCCCATGTATTGGTCGAGCACGTCGAGTAGCTGGTTTTCACCGGCGTTGTTGAGGATTTCCTGCATTGACAGAACAATGGGGACCACCACCATCTTGGGTTCCCACCACGCGTCGTTGAACAAATCGATCGCAGGATTAAGCAGTTGGTCATAGCCCGAATACCACTGGGCAACCTGCTTACCGATCTGGAGGGTTTGGCGAATGCGCGGGCCGCTGTAGGTCTGCCACAGGCCCTTGCGGCGCATCACGGCGAGCAGCGCGTTGTTGTTGCTCACCAAGTCTTCGTATCCCGATGAGCGATCTTCGAGCGCCATCGAGAGGATTTGCTGATAGGCAACCGCAGTTGCCGGGACGATATTAGGCACGGTGTTGCTCCACGATTATCGGGTTGTCAGAGCGAGCCATTGACGCGCTTCATCGCGTTGGAAATGGCTTCGCGGCGGTCGACCGGCTTTTCGTGGCGGCGGGATGTCCCGTTTGAGGGGCCTACATCCGGCCCGCCATGAATGCTGCGGTCTGGGGTGCGGGTCTGAGCCGCTGTCGTGGAGGTGCGGGTCTGAGCCGCTGTCGTGGAGGTGCGGGTCTGAGCCGCTGTCTTTGCGGGCCGAAGTAGCTCGGCGCGCCGGTAGGCAGTATCTAGGTCGAAACCAAGCTTTATCTCGTTTTCGATCAGATCGCCCAGTTCATCAAACCGCGGGTGCTTGTCAGCGTACTGATCGAGCGCGGACCGGGTGTGCGTGAACTTGCGCTCATAATGCAACTGCCCGACACCCTGCGCAAGGGTGTTTATCATCTGATGCAGTTGCCCGATCTGCTGCGCCTGCGCGTTGGTGGCGTTCTGGGTCTGCACCAACTTCGACTGCTCGGGCGTCTGGTTCAGCACGTGCCATGCCACGTCCTGAAGCGTCAGCTTGCGGCCATCCTGGCTGCGCAGGTTGAGGTTGGACACGATGATGTCGAGGCCGCCGACCACATCCTGGCGCAGCTTCTGTTCCATCTGGGTGTAGTTCGACAGCGCGCGTTCCAGAGTGGTGCCGTGCTGCTGCGCCATCTCCTGAAATGGCCGAATGGTCTTCATGATCTCGTGATCACCGCGGTAGCGCAGGAACGCCTCGCCAAGCTCCTTGTGGATGCGGTGGACATCGACGCGCACGCTGTCGGGCGTGCCGTGCCAATCCGCCTTCGCCTTCTGCGTCATGCGCGGCAGCGGATCGCGGCCGGGAGCGCCCTCGGGCAGTTGCCGGTATTGCGTCGGCTGCCCCGGAGGTGCCTGTCGTAATGCCGCAGCATCCTGGCCCCCCTTGGCGGCGAAGTGCCCGTGCTCGGCGCGCTGTGGCGGCTCGCGCTTCGGCGGCTCGTGCGCCGGCTGGTCGTCGGGGCGCTTGCGCAAGTTGAGCGGCGCGCCGGGATCGCTCTTCGGCTTGTTGCGATCACGCTCGACCGGCGTGTCCTCGGGGGGCTGGTTGTGGCCCATCTTGGCCTTAGCCGGCGGGATCGTGCCGCGCTCCTTCTCGGCGCGGTCGTATGCGCGCTGGATGGCGTCGCGCCGGCTGACTGGGCGATCCTCGACCGGCGCTTCCGGGGCCTGCGAGCCGATCGGCGTCGGCGTCGTGACCGGGTTCGGATTGATCGGCGCTTCGTTCGCTGGCGCTGCCGGCGCGGGTGCGCTCGGTGCGGGTGCAATACCGACGTCTGACATGCGGGCCTCCGTTCGCGCTCTCGCGCGTTGGTTCGGAAACCGGCCTGATGGATGCGATAACCCCCGCTATCGCTTTACTTTGCGTATCGCTCGCTTGATGGCATCTCGCCGCGTATCGGCGCGGTTGAACTCGCGCGCGACCGACTGCTTGATGCCGGCCTCCTTGGCGAACTGCGAATTGTGCGCCGCAGCTTGCATAAAGCGTTTCTGCTTTGCCGACACGCTCGGCATCACACGCCCTTCACGATTTGCACCGCCTTGCGGATCGCCTGCCGGCGCGCAGCCTTGACGTCGGGCAAGTCGGTCGAGCGTTTCTTCGGCTTGAACTTCTCGGTGCCGACCTCGGTTAATCCCAGCGCGCGCCCGACCGCGCGGAACCGGCTCTTGGATGTGTAGAACCGGCCGTCGACCTGTTCGGTCGGCGGCATCTCGTCGGAAATCACGTAGGGCAACGGCAGATCGGAACGCGCCGCTGGGCGCGTATTGCGCGCCACTCGCCACCGTCCCGGCTCGACCTCGACTAGCTCGATCATTATCACCCCCAGCCTGATCCAAAGCCGGCAGGCACCGCGCCAGAGAAGGCTGACGCGCCGAAGTTGGCAGTCCAAGCATCGGTGCTCGCCGCCATAATACAATTAGGATAGAGTGTCCCGGTCATCCCGGTCAGCGCAAGTCCACTAGTTCCAGCGGCCGGATCGCCTGTCCCGCTCGGGTTCCAAGTGCCTGCCGCTCCCCTCCGAAACCAGATCAATCCCGCTCCAATATCAACGGCGATACAAGCGATCGTGCCATTTACGAGCGCACCACCACCCACGGTGCCGACTTGGGTAGCGTTAATCCAAACTTGTGCATTCTCCCGCAAGATCGCTGTTGTTGTAGCTGTTAGGCCCAGCGTTGCCGTCCCCAACGCAACACCAATTGCCGTAGCAACGCTGGTTTGGTTTACCAGCGTCGCCTCAAAATAAATCTTTCCCGTAGCCAACCCCTTCACGCCACGTGCGCCTGTATTGGCTGCGGTTGCGGTTGCGGTCAAATTGCTATTGGTCAAGTTTACGCTTGCCGACTTATCGGCCGGGTTCCAGTTTGTCGGCACCAGCGGCACCGCCACCCCGATCGTCTCGTAGACGACCGGCATGCCGGGACGGCCGGTGACCTTGGTGACCGGCACGCCGCGCCCAGCCTCGGTCACAGGTGTCCCGCCGATGGTGCTCTCCACCACCGGCAGGCCGCCAGACGCAACCGTGACTACGGGAAGGCCCACAACGTCACCTCTTGCGTTTGCGCTTGCGCTCGTCCTTGAGCAGCAGATGGATGACGTCTTCCTTGTTGTGGGCGTCCGTAATGTCGACGCCGCGGTTGCGCGCGAGATCATCGAGTTCGTGGCGTGACATCCGCCCCAACTCAACATCCGACGCGAGTTCGTCTTCGGCCACGTCGGTGAAGGTGAAGTCGAGCGCGTTGGACAGGTACTGCCCGACGCGCACCGCTACCTGCACGGTGGCCGGCGCGAACAGCGACGGCTTCACGCCGGTCGAGAGCGTGCCGTCCTCGTTGAGCGTCGTCGGCTCGTCGTGGCCGGCGAAGACGATCACGGCACCGGGCGGAATGTCGGTGCCGTGAACATCGAGCGTGAAGTCGGCCGATCCGCTCGCGGCCTCTGCCGGGTCGAGGCTGTCGACGGTGAACGGCAGTGCGTTGGTCGCCGATCCCGGCGGTTCGTTGATCGATTGTGCGCTCATGTGAAGGTCCAGTTCACGGTTGCGGTAGTGATCGCGCCGCCAGTGACGACGGCGACCGGCAGCGTGCCGGCCGTGGCTTTCTTGGGTGCCGTGCAAGTGAGCGACGTGCTCGACACGAATGTCGTCGCGTAGGGAATACCATTCGACCAGATCACGCTCTGCTTGGTGAAGCCGGTTCCGGTCGCGGTGAGTGTCGTCGTGCCAACGCCCGACACGTTACTGGCACCAGAGGCAGAGGTGAGCGTCGGAGCGACGGCGGGCGAGAGGCTCGACGCATGCGTGGCGTTCGGCGAGTTGATGACGCCGGCCGCGGTGGCGATGCCGGTGAAGTTGCCGAGATCGGAGAACGTGCGCAGCGGGCCGCCGACCATGCCGGCCGAGTAGGTCGAGCCGCCCGGGACGAACACTGTCGTCGGGTAGGTCTGCGTGACCACCACCTCGGTGCCTGCGCCCTCGTGCGCCACGCTGGAGCTAGCCGGCACCGCGCCATTGGTTGCGCCCGCATAGGTGCCATTGACGGTGCTGTTGGGCGAGCCGGTGGGGAAGCCGTTACCGCCGGCCGTGTCCGCCGCGGTGGTGCCGCCGAAGGTGAACGCGGCCTTGTTGGCGGCGAATGCCAGCGGGTCGGTAAGAGCCACCGGGTTGTCGTAGTCGATCTCCGCGGCAACTGGCGGGTTGGTGACCGGGTTGGCGAACGCGCCCGCATAGGTGAGCTTCGAGAGGTTCGGCGGGTTCGGTCCCGTCGCACCTGTGAACTGGAAATTCGTCGGCGGGCTGGGCGAGGGCGGGGTCACGGTCAGTGCAGATTGAGCCACGGTGGTCTCCTCTTGGTTACTGGTTGTAGTTTCCTTGGTCGGCGAGGCCGCCCATCATCCCGGCCCCCAGCGGCGTGCCGGCCGCGATGCTCCAGCCTTGCGGATGCCGCCGAAACCATTCGCCGACATTGTTCACGACCTCGTCGTTGACCGGCTGGCGCGTTAGGCCACCGGGCATGCCGCGCATGACCGACGTGTGCGGAATGTTGGCGAGCGATACTCCCTGATTGGTGATCGGCAGCATTGCGCGATGCATCTCGGGGCCGACCAGCGAGAACGGGATCGATCCCGGCAGACTGCCGATCTGACCGCGCTCGCCAAAGAACGTGTTGGGGTAATTCGAGTGCAGCGGAAAGTCGCTGTAGCCCGCCTCGGGGCGCATCTTGCCGATCAGCAATCCGGCGCTGCCGCTCGGCGTCGAGCGCAGCCGCGGGTCGGTGTTGGCGTAGCGCAGCAGGCCGACGTCGACATTGGTCGCCTTCTGCACCGGGGACACATCGGCACCCTGCACGAACGCATTGCGAAACGTCAGACCGGCATCATCAAGCCACTGCGGCAATTCCTTGCTGGCAAAGCCGGGATAGGGCGACGGCGGTTCGCCCACAGCATTGATCTTCTTCAGCACCGCTTCATCGATCTTGCCAATGGCTGTTTCATCCGGTCGCGACTGCTTCAATGCCTGATAGACCGTGTTTGCCATCTGCTTGGTGCTGTCGCCGGCCTTGTGCGTCATGTTCACGGCGGCGAAGTACGGCACGCCGCCGGCTTCCAGAACGTCGCGCGCCGGATTGATCGTCTTGCCGGCCGCAGCCTTTGACACGCTGGCGAACAGCGGCGTCAGGTCGCTCGGGATGCCGGGGATTTCCTTGCCCTCGTGGATCAACGGGTAATTAATGCCGGCTTCCTGCGGGATCGGATTGCGGAATTTTGTCTTGCCGGCCTGTTCCAGCATGCCGCCGCCCGCCATGCGATCCGACACGCCGAACAGCAGTTCGGCTTTTTGCCGCTGTAGCTCGGCGAAGTATGCGGCCGGGTCGAACACCGGCAAGCTGGAGGTCGGCGCGCCGCTCACCGCATAGGTCATCTTCTCGGGCGGCGTGCCGGTCGCCAGACCGCTGAACGCATGCGCGTTGCCCTGCGTCGCGCGGAACAGGTTCGGCTCGCCGGACGCCGGGTCGTAGCGCAATATCCAGTTGTTGAAGTTGCCCTGCGGCTTGTCGCCCATGTTCAGGATGTCGCCGAGAAAGCCGCTCGGCTTCGGTCTGCCCCGCGCCTCGGCCGGATCGACCAGCGCGCCCATGATCGGCGCAGCGATCACGGCGGCGCGCGCCAGCGGATGCGGCACCATGCGCGCGACCGTCGCACCGCTCGCCAGCCCGATGCCGGCGTCCGACAGGCCTTGCCAGCGCAGCGCGTCCACGGCCTCCCTCGGCAATCCGCTCTGCGCCAGATCAACCGCCGGCCGCTCCTGCGGCCCCGCGGCGAACGGGTTCATGCCGACAGGATCGGGCGGAGCCACGTCCTGCTCGGCCTGCGCGGCTTCATACTTCCGATAGAAGTCCTGCGGTGCCTCACGATACATGTCCTGCATCACCGCATTCGGATTGCGCTGATACATCTGCGCGAGTTCGCGCGTGCCGCGCAGCGCGTTCTGATCGGGCGGCCCCTGAGCGATGCGGCGCGTGATGTAGTCGGGCATCGAGGTCGGCGGAAACTCGCCCTCGGGATTGTAGTCGGCGAGCGCCGCAAGTTGCCCCATGATGCCGTCGTCGCGCGCGGTCATTGCGGCCACCGATCATTGAACGGCAGCACGTCGGCGGGGGGCTGGTTCACGTTCATCTGCGCCTGCGATGGCTGTCGTGGGAAAGCCGGTGCTTCCACGAGATGCCCCGTGTCCATCCGCGTGATCGCGCGCGGGGCGGCCGGGTCGACCGGCCCAAGCTGCGGCGGCCATGCCAGCGCCTCCGGCCCCGGCGGAACGGTCGTGATGTCCGGGCGCTTACCGGTGAGCAGCTTGGCAATGCGGTCGCGCCAACTCATCAGCGCACCTCCCAGGAGCCGTTCGCGGACCGCACGATCCAGGCACCGCCGCCATCGGCGAGGCACATGACCTCGAAATAATCGCCGACCCTGCTGGAACTTGCGGATCGCGCCGCGTCGCCGATCGTCCATCCCGTCCCCGCCCGGACCGTCAGCGGATGCGCGCTCGCGACGGCGAAGCCAAACCAAGTCCCAGCCGGTATCCGATACGATGTCGTCGTATCCGTGGGCAGCGTGAAGACAACCTCGCCGCTCGCGCCGTGATTGGTATGGACCGTTCCCGACAACGACGCCTTCAGCGTGAAGTCTGTTGCCTTTGCGGCAACCGGAATTGCAGAAAGAGTGTTCCCGATCGAGCCGTACCATTCATTCCAATCGGGATTGTCGAACCGTGAATTGATGTTGTTGAACGTAGACGCCCCATGCACCTTGCCGATACGCGAATAGCAATTGATGACACTGATCTTGGCGCCGCAGTCCTTCAGGAAATAATCCCCTCCGGTCTGCGCACAACCGATCACAGCTATGATGCTATCGGGCTGGGCTATCAGAAAAGCACCCGGGCTTTCGCTGCGGCAGTTCGCAATCATCCAACCGTCCTGACAGCCGTTTTCGATGTGGATGTCGGCCGTCTGGTTGAGTTGAAAACCTGTACCCAGAATATTGCAGCCGCCGCCGCGCTTGACCCAGATGCCTTTGTCGCACTGCGCGATATTGCCGCCGATGACGGACACCGCAATGGCGTTGTAATTGCCGAGATAGATACCCGCGACAGAATGGCCGCCGGGATAGCAGTTCAGCACCAGAATTTCCGACCCCATGTGGCCGTCGCTACCGATCTTCAGCCCGTAGGAGCCGCCGCCAAAACTTACATCAGCGAACGTGTTGGATTGCAGCGACGCCGTCCCCTTGCTGTCCCAGTTCAGGTCAAACGCCGCTCCGCCGCCGCCTCCAGTCAAATTGAGCGAAAGCCGCTCGATCCTGCTCATCATCATGCCGTTCGCGATGAAGATACTGCCTTCCGGCTGGTTGTTCTGAATGACGGTTGACAGCCGCCCCTCGCCATAAATATGTGCCCCGCCTACCTCATTGAGCGTCAAAGGACGTGAAATGACGTACCAACCGCTTGGGAAATAGACCGCCCGGTTGGCGTATACGCCTAGCGAACCACCATGCGGATTATCAGCCGTCCCGTATGCCTCATCTAGCGCGGCCTGGATGGCCGCAGTATCGTCGGTGTTGCCGTCGCCGACCGCACCAAAATCGCGCACGTTGAGGGCGGCTTCCATCAGTGCGCCACCCGGTTGAACACGAACAGCAGCACCGCACACACGACCGCGATCGCGACCAGCACGTAGGCGATGGTGCGATCGGAGCGCATCAGTAGCTCCCCAGCAGCGAGCCGCTCGGCAGCGACGTGTTCCAGTTCGATGGATCGAACATGCCGCCGCCCTGCTGCTGGCCAAGCCCCTGACCCCCGCTGGCGGCGTTGAACGACTGCTGCATGGCGGCGGTGCCGGCGCTCGGTGCCGGCGAGCGCGCCATGGCGGCGAAGGGACCGGGCGGGGGCGGCGGCACGCCAAGCCGATGCACCTGCTGCACCGGCTGCGGCTGCGGCTGCGGCTGCGGCCGGCGCTGCGCGAACCGCTGCATCTGCTGCTGCACCAGCGGCGACAAGCCGCCATCCGGTGCGCCGTAGCCGTCCTGCGCGAAGGTCTCGCCCATCATCGCCATGCCGTCACCTCCGCGACAACGCATCGAGCAGGCCGCCGCCGCGATCGCGCAGGTACTTCGGCCCCTCGATATTGTCGTCCCACAGAATGCGCCCGCTCGGTGCCGCCAACTGGTCCTGCGCGTTGCGGCGCGGCGCAATCGGCCCCGCCCACTGGCTGTCCTGGCTGAAGGTCCGATGTGTCGGCGTCTTCCAGTAGTCGGGGAAATGCAGTTGCTGGTCGAACGGATCGATTGCCGACGTGGCGCGCGGGTGCTCCTGCTGCATGCCGCGGTAGAAGCCGCGCATATCGTAGTCGGTCGCGCCCTGCGTATTTGGATTGAACGGCACATTATTCCGGTCGACCCACTGCCGGAACGCCATCTCATCGAGCGGCTGCAATTGCGTGCTGTAATTCCCCGCCACCGCGTAGGGGGAAGCGCCGTAGCGATCAGCCGCGAACATCTCGCCCATGGGGTCGTCGGCCATCACGGACCCCCGGGGAAGCCGCGCGTCGTCTGGCGCTGCTGCGCGGCCTGCTGCATGGCGCGCCGCTCCACCGCGCGCGCCATGATGTCGTTGTGCTTGATCTGCTGCGTCTCGCGCGCCATGTCGAGTTTCTGCGCGTTGGCCTGCACGTCGGCGTTCACCTTCAGCATGTCGGCCTGATGCTTCTCGCGATCCGCCAGCATCTTCATGTTGGCGTGCTGCGCCTGCGCGTCGTTCTGCGTCTGGTCGGCGCGCAGCTTCATCGCCTCGATCGCCTGATCGCTCTGCAACTTCATCTTGGTGTGCTCGTCGTGCTGTTGCAGCTTGGCCTGCTCGAGCTTCAGCTTGGCGGCGTCGGTCTGCTGCTGCGCCTGTATCTTCATCCCCTCGATTTCCTTGGCGGTCTTCGCCTGCACCGTCATGGCGTCGTCGGGGCGCTGCTGCCCGGCCTTGCTCTCCATCTGCGTCACCAGATCGTCTATCGCGCCGTCGAGGCTGCGCGCGGCGCGGAACGGCGCAACCGCGAACTTCAGTATCTCGCCGCAGAAATTCGCCGTCATCGGGTCGGCCATGATCATCTGGGCCAGTTGCGGCAGCAGTTGCGCCAGCATGCCGATGAACTCGCCGCGGCGCTGCTTCTCGGAGGTCTCATCGATCTGCACCGTTGAGTCGGTCTCGATGTCGAGGACAAACGTCTTCAGCCGATTGTCCTTCAAGAAGTGGAACACCTGCTCGATGCTCGGCTTCTCCATGACCTTGGTGATGGCGGCCTGACCCTCCTGCATCATCTGCTGGGCCTGACCCATCAGTTGCTGCATCTGCTCGGGGTTCTGCTGCTGCGCCTGCGCAAACTGCGGAAGTTGCTGCGCCTTCTGCAACGCAAGCTGCTGGTTGCTCAGTTGCTGCTGAATGTCGCCAACCTGCTTGCGCTTCATCGCGTCGGTCGGCAACTGCGACTGGCTCATCTCGACCAGCGTCACCTTGTCGAACTTGTCGGTGATGATCTCGCCGGTGATGCAGACAAGGTCGCGGGCCAGGCGCACCAGTTCATACTGCTTGTCGCGAATGCGGGATGAGCCGTACTCGGACTTGAGCGTCTGCGCGCCCAGTGTCTCGCGCGGGTCCGATGCCCCGCGCATGATGTCGGAGAGGCCGATGATCTGGTAAATGTCCTGCACGATCTCCTTGCGCACCGCGATGCAGGTCTGGATCACGCTGGCAATCTGCTCGATCGGCAGCCAGACGATGACCTCTTTCGATCCGCCGAATGCGGCCCAATTGCTGATCGGCACCAGCACCCTTCCGGGCGTGTGCGTCGTGATCGCCTTCTGGATCGCGTCGGCCAACTCCGCACCGCCGGCCGGATAGAAGCCCTTCGCCTCCAGCGCGTCCGTCAGCGCATGAATGCGGCTGGTCAGGTCGTTCAACTCCTCCAACTGGTCCTTGTATTGCAGCACGTCGGGGACGGGCACGAGAGAGCCACGTTGCAGGCTGCCGTAGGCCGGCTTCGGGCAGGGGAAATATCCCGACAACTCCAAATGGCTGTCGTCCTCATCGAGGATGTTCTCGCAGCCCTCGGCAACCCACACGCACCGCTTGCGCTGCTTGTCCCAAATCTCCCAGAACTTCGCACGCTCGCGCGCGTCCGCTCCGCCGACCTCCCGGCTGTCGCGATCAACTCGATAATCCGCGTCCTGATACTCGTCGCCGCTGTAAGGCTTGAACCGATCGCGCGCCTGCTCGCGCGTCAGGTAGCTCGCACCGGCAACCCACGTCACCTCGGGCCAGGAACGGCTGACACTGTGGAGAAAATCCCGCCGATGCTTGAAGTCGACGCAAACCCGCTCGCCGTCGTAGTACCCGTTGCCCTCGCCACCGCTCTCGTAGCGGCACCAAGCCACGCCGCGCCCGATCAACGCGACGTCGTCGCGCACCTGGAGCATCAGTTCCTGGATGTACGCATTGTCAAACGCCACCGTCACGCACCGCTCCAGCATGTCGGCAGATGCCTGATAGACCGGCCGGCGGTCCTTGAATTTTGTCACGACGACGGGCTGCGGCGGCGTGCTGTATATTGCGGGCTTGATCACCTCGCAATTGGCCCAGAACATCTGAAACTCTTTGTCCCGCCCCATCTGCGACAGCCGATCGAGGTTGCCATACAATTTATCGATCTTGTCGCAGTGGTCGTTCCAACTCTCGAATGCCTTCTCGCTCTCCTTCAGCAGGTTCAGCCAAGCGAGAGCTTTTTTTGGCTCAAGCTGCGGATTGAACTCGAGATCATCGTGGCGGATGTCGGCAGCATTCGGCTCCTCATCGAGGTCGCCCGGCGGGCCATAACGCTCGTCCTCGTCGGGCTTAGCCATCGACCAACTCCCGCTCGGCCAACTCCAGTTCGGGCGGGATCGGCGATCCCTCGCGCAGCAAGGATAGATAAAGCCAAATCCGCTTCAGATTTTCGCCGTGCTCCCAACTCCTCCGCTCAATCGTTAAAACACTGCTTTTGACCCTCAATACATCGTCATGCAAGCGGCTGTACTGCTCCCGGTGGAAACTCTCCTCCACCCGATACTCCACCTCCTGCACCAGACTGCGGCCCGACTTGCCGGCCGCCTTGTTGATCTTCGCCCGCAATCCCGCCGTCGTCCGCATGTTCAGCGGAAGCTTCTTGCCCTCGCCGATGACCGTGCGCCTAGGCATCAGGTTTCTCTCTGTTCAGCGCCGCGCGCTCGCGATAGCCGCGCGTCGTCGCCCCCAGTTCCTCGATCCGCTTCGCCGCAGCGCGCAGCAGCCGCTCCGTGATCTTGTCGTAGTCGCAGGTGCATTCGTAGGTGCGCCCCGCACAGCCGCGCTTGTGCGCGTCGGTCGCGTGATCGCGCAACTCCTGCGGCTTGATCACGGTGCCCTCCAGAAGCCGGAACGCACCCAACTCCGCTCGATGTTCTGCTCGATGTCCCGCTGCTCGGCCGCACGAGTGGCGGCACCGATCCATTCCGGCGGCTGGTTCAGCCGCTGCATCATCGACCGATACGCGGCACTCGCCTGCCACACCTTGCGCCGCTCACGCTCGGCGTAGGCGTGCAAAGCAGCCTCCACCCGGCGCAAATCCTGCCGGCGCACAAACTCGTCCGCGTCCGCAAGCGTGAAACTCATAACTCAATCCCCGACCGCACATGCTCCCGCGGCGGCGGAATCACCCAACCGGAAGGTAACGCCGGATGATGCTTAACCGGGCGCGCCGGCGCACGTCGCCAACTGAGCGCCAAATACCGAAACGCATCCGCCGGATGCGAGGTCCAGTCATGAACCGCCGACGCGCGGAACGACTTCTTCTCGTCGTCCCATTCGCGCCGATATTGTTCGAGAGCATCCAACCCCCCAATCTCCGTCCGCGGATGAAATACACACAGCGGAAGGGTTCTGCGAACCGCGTTCCGCCCGTCCTCCAAAGACGCATTCGGCACCAGCACAGGATTGAGCCCAAGCGCCTGCATCGTCTCAATCCGCGTCCGCCCACTGCCCCATTCCTTGATCTTCGCATCGTGCGGGACATAATCGTCGCCGTCACGCCAGCCATGCTGCACCTTCCGACGCGCAATCTCGTCGCGAAACCACTCCACTCCAACACCGCTCTGCGCAATGTGGTCGAGAATGAATAACTGGCTGCCAACGGCCTGATACCACCAAATGCTCGTGTCGTCCTTCACCCCCAAATCCCAGGCCCGGTGAACAGGCTGGTCAGGGAGGTGCTCTATTTCAATGATGCGCCCCTCGTTGCGTATCCTGGCGCACTCCATCGCGTAAAACGCACCCAGAATCGCAGCATTCCAGTCGCACAGATACTCCTGGTTGAATTGCGCCGTCCCGACGTCCTCGCCATAAAGCGCCTGATACTCGGCAAGAGCTTCTTCCAACTGCGTGCCGGTCAACGCCCCCGTGTCATGCGCCGTCAACCGCTCGCAAAACCACGCCGGCGAGACCTCCGCATGCTTGAACATCGCATGCGCATGGTTCCGCCCGCGCGGCGTCGTGATAAATGCCGCCCAGCCCGCATTCTCCTCCAGCATCGGCCTGAAATAACCCCACGCACTCGGGTTCGCTAATGCCCACTCGCTGAACGTGATGCCGGCCGCCGATGATCCCACCGTCGCATCATAACGGTCGCTGCCAATAATCTGCCACGTGCTCCCGTTCCGATACCGGATGAACATCTCATTGTCGTTCGTGCTCTCCCGCATCGCCAGCGGAAATGCCTCATCAATCCGACGCTTGCCAGTGTGCGGATTAATCGCACTCCATATCGCCTTCCGACCCTGGAGAAATTCGGGGAGACAGTGCCAGTAATTCGCACGCCGCTTCATCATCGAGACAGAGGCATGATGCAGACAAATCTCGTCCTTCCCCGCACGCCGATGCCAAACTGCCAGCGCACGCCGCCCCCCGGATTGGAGGTGGGTCCACAGCTTTAGCTGGTGCCTCCTCGGCAACCACCCACGCGACGGAAACGTAATCTCCCCACTCGCATCCATCAGCACAACCCCGCCGGATGTGCGGAAGATCGCGATGCAGTGCCGAAAGGCGCTGCCGAAAATGTGGGAGGCGCGTCAATGTGGGTGGTGCGAGATGGGTTCCCTTTACGAGCAATAGCCCGGGGGATTACCGGGGGGCCTGGAGGGGCCGATCGCTGGTGCGCCTGCCGATGGGGAGGAGACGCACCAGCGACGCCCACAGCGCGGAGGACGAACACGCCGCACTGCGACTTTGGCGACAACTGCCTCATGTGAGGCAGTTGATGGGGCGTTACATGACAGCCGACGTTCGTTGGCTGAGATGTAACAACAGGGGGGTCGACCAAATATTCTACGGTAGCTTTGTGGTCGGTCTCGAGACCATGTTGCGTAGATGTGCCTGCGCTGCAACGACTTCTCGCTACACTGCGGCTGTTGATGCAGCAGCCGATGTTACGTGCTGTCGGTGTCATCTGGTGTCACCGCAGCGTGCTCGACGGTCTGGTGCTCAATCGCGAGCGGCGCACCGCTTGGCCCCTCGATGATGTGCCGGATCACGACCTTGATGTCGCCGTCGCCGTCCGCGCCAGTGTGCGTCGTCGGCGCTTTGCCCCAGCCGCGCTCCCACAGCGCCGTGATCGCGGCCACGCGCGCGCTGTCGCTCTCGCTGTGCTGCGCGATGCCGGCCATCCAGCGCACGCTTTGTTCCGTATAGCCGCGACACAAAGAGCGTAATTCGGCAGGCATCTTCATGAGTTTAGTGCCGGGGTGCCCCGGCCCCCATCAAATCATCCACATCGCGTCGCAATCCGTCACAAATTGCGATCACTTCGTTGATTTTCCCGATAATCTGCGACTGGACATTTTCGAGGTCGGCGATGGACTGTTGGCGAGCGCGGTGTAGCTCGCTGTCGATGAGGCTGACGATCTTCATGTTTGCCATGGTCGCCTCGGGGGGTAGTTCCAAATCAGCCTGCGACCGGGACTATGCGCGTCGAGGATTTGTGTCAATCGCAAATCGTACCGTGGGCACGTTTCATGTGAAACCTGATGATTAAGCTAAAACACTTCCCGATCCGGTGTCACCTCTGTCACCTATCACTGAGTTCCATCCAAACATATAAAACCAGCGTCATTTGGTGTCATCCGCAATTTTGGCTGGTGACGGAGTGACAGAGGTGGCACTGAAATCCCTATATAGCTTCTCTCTCTCTCTTTTTAAAACACTCTATATCAAAGCGGCAGTGTCACCTCTGTCACCCTGTCACCGGGAACAATTCCCACCACCGATCATGTTTGGAGCGTCTTGCTCGCCATCCGCGTTCGCGGAGGACGGCAGCGATGCGCTGGCTGTGAGCCGAGGTCATTTGGCCTGACGGGATGGCGAGGCACTGTGAGGCGATCTCGGGGACGGTGCAGCGTGATCGACCGGCGAGGTGTTCGGCGATCTTGTCCTCCCAGATGTCGCCTTGGTATCGCTGTCCCTGTTCCGGCGCGATGAACTCGCGTTCGAACTGCTGGTCGGGCCACCACTGATCGTTGTCGCGGTAGGCCTGGACGGCTTCGGCGAGCAGCAGATCGCGGTCCTCGGCGAGCCGTTCCAGATCGATGGCGGCATCCGTGGCGGTCGGCACCGGCCAGAACCTGCGCCCGCCGGTCGGGTCGCGCAGGTACTCCGACTGGTTCGTCGTCCCCACGAAGACGCACTGGCGCGGCTCGATCACCTCGTTCCTGCCCCAGTAGGGCCGGTAGCGTTCGGTCGTGCGCGTGATGAAACTCTTCAGGTGCGTCGCCTCGACCCGGTTCATGGCGTGCATCTCGGCGACCTCGATCAGCCACTTGCCCCGCAAATGCTGGCTAGCCTCGCGCTGGTTCGTTATTTCTGGGAGGTGGTCACTGTACCACTCCCCGCCGAGAACGCGACAGGCGCTGCTCTTGAGCACGCCCTGAGGCCCTTCCAGCACGAGCATATGGTCGGCCTGACAGCCGGGGCTGGCGATCCTGGCGACCATCTGCACCATGAACATCCGGCCGACGTGCATCGTGTAGGGATTGAGCGGCGCGCCGAGATAGCGCGTCAGCCACACGCCGATGCGCGGCACCTCGTCCCAGATCACGGCGCGCAGGTAGTCCTTCACCGGGTGGAACGAACATTGTTCCGCGCGCTTCGCCAGCGCAGTGCGGACGATCTCCAACCCCATCGAGGGGAAGCCGTTCGCCTGCATCCAGGCCGTCACCGTGATCGCGTCGACGTCGGTGAGCCAGCGGTGGCAAGTGTCGATCAACCCGATCTCGTGGCAGACGACGGGTGCCCGCAACATCTCGTCGTAGGCCACGAAGTCGCGCACCGCCGGGTCGTGCTTCAGCGCGATCAGCGCGTTGTGCAGGTTCGCCAGCAGCTTCTTCTTCTCGTTCTTCTGGCACAACTCACGCCAGTCCTGCGGCCGGCCGATGTGAACGACGTTGTCATCCATGGGCATGCTCCCGTGCAACGTGATCGCTCAGGCGCTCAATGCTTCATCGCCGGGGCGCGCGAACTTCACCCAGTCGAGCAGCGATGGCATCGGCTCGAGATGCTTCTTGGGTACGAAGAATGCGGGCCGCCCGCCGGCCGGGTCGGACCAGAAGCCGGGGAACTTGCCGTCGCGCGCCAGCGTCCACCCGCTCAATTCGACGTAGGGCAGGTTCACCCACGCCAGCACGAACGGCACATCGTCGGGATCGTCCGGGTGCAGGATCAACTCGTAATGCTGCTTGGTGCGCGAGCGCACATCGACCATCCCGCCGACGTCGCGCGCCTTGAAATCATTCAGCGAGCCGCACCAGAACAGGTTCAGATAACGCGCCACCGCAAGCTCGCCAACGCATCCGTTGATGTCGATTTCCCAACTGCCCTCGCCATTGCTCGCACCATGCTTCGGCGCGATCTGGCGCAGCATGTTGCTGGTGCGCCGCATCAGCGCGACATGCGCCGCCATCATGATCTGGCCGTAGGTCAGCTTGATCTGGATCATGCGCTCACCCTCGCTCTGACGATGCCGAAGTCGCGCAGCACGTCGAGTGCGTGCTCGAAATCGTTGCTGACGATGTGCGGGTTGCCGTGCGCCAGGAACGCGGCGAGTTCGGCTTGCTCCTCGGAGAGGCGTGCGCTGCCGCCGGGACGCTTCAACTCCAGCCACACCACCTTGCCGCTCAGATGCACGAAGACGAAATCCGGCCAGCCCGGCGTGACGCCCATGCGCTTGAGCCGCATCGCCGTCGCCATGTCGCGCCGCTCGCCCAGCGGCAGGTGCGTGTAGCGCCAGGACGGACTGCACCAGCGCCGCAGCGCGTCCGCCACCATGCAGTGCAGCGCGTACTCCTTGGCGCGCGGCACCGGCTCGCCACGCTGGCGCTTGCCCTTGAACAGATGAAGCTGGCGCGCGCCCGCACTCATGCGCTATCGTTCCCGCCATGAGCATGCGCGATATGATTGCCAAAGCCCTGATGCGTTTGCCGATCGCGAAGATCGAGCACGGCGAGAGCGCCATGCCGGGAGGCAAGCTCATGCAACCCGGCGCACAAGATTTGATCCAAGAGTATGCGGCGCGTCCGACACCGTTCCCGCCCATCCACGTCGTACCGCCCGATGAACCCGGCCTGAAATGGATGATCGAGGACGGCAGTCATCGGCTGGAGGCAGCCAAGCTGCGCGGCGATACGCACATCGATGCGTATGACCCGAGCGTGCCGCTGTCGGCCGCCGACGAAGAAGAATTTTTGCGCGGGCGAAAGTGATTTACACACCGCACATGCCTTCGCATTCGTTGTTGAACAGGTTCAGTTGCCCGCGATCCTCCGCGGTCGACAGATCGACCTGATCCAACGGCACGCGCTGTTGATGCAGGTACTGCTGCTTGCCTTCCGGCACGTCGCGCGTGCGGATCAGTCGATCAATCTCGACTGCTTGCTGCCATTCCGCTGGATGCTTCTTCACCTCGCGCCAATGCGCGTCGCTGTGCAGAGGACAGCCAATGCAGGATGATTTCGGCGGGGATGAATAACCGTGACGCTCCAGCCAGCGCAGGCAATCGTGCCGCGTCATGCGCGCTTCGATCAGCGGAAAACGCTTGACCTGATAACGAACCTTGGACGGCGTAGCCCGATAGATTTCGTCAACCGAGATGCCGATCCACGTCGTGATCGATCCAGCCGCAAGCTTTCCGCGCCGGCTCACGCCAGCAAGCTCGCGCGTCTTGTGCATGAGCGGCTCGATCTTGTAGATCGTCGTGCATTGCCGCCGACCGATGCCCTTGTTCAGCCCCTCCTTGAGATGCGTCGGGATCGAGATGAACTTTTCGCTGCGCTCGCTCGTGCCCGCGAGTAACTCATCATGGATATTGCCCGCACTCACGATGTGGACCGGGAACGGCAGCACGCCCGACATTAGCCATGCGAGATGATCGTAGACCGCCTTCGGCTCCCAACCGGTGTCGGCGAAGATCGCGCAGTCCGGCATCGGCG